TTCGTAACATGGGTGCGATCCCAGAAGGCTACGCAGTCAATCACTACCTGACTGACAGCAATGCTTTCTTCATTATCACCGATGTACCGAATGGCATGAAGATGTTCGAGCGTACTCCGCTAGAAACGTCCATGGACGGTGACTTCGATACTGGTAACGTTAGATACAAAGCCAGGGAGAGATATTCTTTTGGAGTGTCTGACCCACTTGGAATCTACGGATCACCAGGCTCTAGCTAGAGCACTTTGGGTGGCCCTTCGGGGCCACTCCTTTTTTCCTGACAGATGTTCCACGTAGAACACTGACACTAGCCACGACAGGAGAACATAATGGCTAATACAACTTTCTCTGGTGCTATCAGATCCGAAAGCACCTTTAAGACGATCAGTAAAAATGCGACCACTGGGGTTATCACTGAGGTTGCAACTTTGGGCGACGGCCCAGTCAGCTTGGCTGATGCAGACGTAACCTTAACTAACGCAACTCACAGCGGCAGAATTCTGCTGGTTCCAGACGGTGGTCAAGATAATACTTATACGCTTCCGGCTCCTATTGCTGGATCTGTTTTTAGGTTTGTTTACGCTGGTGGCGCTGCTGATGCTACGGACGCGCTTATTCTTACTCCCGGCAACACTAATTTTTATATTGGTGGTGTTACTTTCCTAGATACGGATGGTAACGAGGTGAGTTCAGTATTCTCTGATGGCAACTCTAACAGCAGCATACAGTTGAATGTGCCTGCTGGATTTGATGTAACCATCGTTGGTTTGAACACGACGAACTATCAAATCTTCGGGAATGTTACGAGCACAACTGCACCTGCATTTGCCGATCAATAGTAGGAGGCAATCATGGCTGATGCTGTAGCTACACAAACCATACAGGACGATGGCAACACAGCCATCTTCCGCTTTTCTAATGTGAGCGACGGTTCAGGCGAGTCTGCCGTTACTAAGATTGATGTGTCTGCACTGGCTGTTGACCCTATGACTGGTGCGGCTTGCACGAAGGTTTCCATCCAAAAGATCTACTACTCAACCATTGGTATGGGTGTAAAGATTTTCTTTGATGCATCATCTGATGTATTGGCTTGGCAACTGAACGCAGACTTTTCAGATACGCTCGACTTCACTGATTTCACTGGCATCCCAAACAATGCGGGTTCTGGTGTGACGGGTGACATACAGTTTACGACTGTCGGTCACTCTAGTGGAGACGTGTATAACATCGTCATGCAAGTTAGGAAGCATTTCTAATATGGCTGAGAAAAAGAAGAAGAGTAAATCTCGCGTCAACGAGGCTGGTAACTATACGAAGCCAGCTTTGCGTAAGAGGCTCTTCAACCAAATCAAAGCTAGTGGAAAGGGCGGTCGCCCTGGTCAGTGGTCTGCGCGTAAAGCGCAGATGCTGGCGAAGCGTTATAAAGAAGCTGGGGGCGGCTACAGGGATTAGCCTAATATACGAACAGCGTGCCAAAGAAAGATCCTAAAGTCGGAACAGGCAAGAAACCCAAGGGCAGTGGTCGCCGTTTGTATACCGATGAGAATCCTAAAGACACTGTGCCGATCAAATACGCAACGGTTCAGGATGCGCGAGACACTGTTGCCAAGGTCAAGAAGATACGCAAGCCTTTTGCCAGAAAGATACAGATCCTAACTGTCTTGGAGCAGCGAGCTAAGTTTGCTAAAAAGCCAAGGCAGGCAGAGATTGCTAGGAAAGGTAAAGAGGCCATCCGCAAGCAAAGGGGCAAGGATAGTGGTAGCAAGCGTTGAAACGATCAAAAAGAAACTAAAGCGCGGCGAGAAGCTGGGTGCTAGTGAGAAAGCGCAAGCAAAGGCTCGCGGCCTGATCGCTCGATCTGATGGCAAAAAGCGAAAGAGCGCCAAGTACAAGGGTAAGTAATGGCTCTCAAGAAATCACAAAAATCATTAAAGAAGTGGACGAAGCAAGACTGGGGCACCAAGTCAGGCAAACCGTCTACACAAGGAAAGAAGGCGACAGGTGAGAGGTATCTCCCGAAGAAGGCTAGAGAGGCTTTATCGGACAAGGAGTACGCTGCCACTTCCCGAAAGAAACGGGCAGACACAAAGAAAGGAAAGCAGCACTCCAAGCAGCCCAAGAAGATAGCCAAGAAAACAGCGAGGCATCGCAAATGAGTTTGACCGATGCTGAGAAGAACAGGCTGAAAAAGGTTGGCCTGACTGGACTGAACAAAGTTAAGAGAACACCAAAGCATCCCACGAAGAAAGCAGTGGTCGCTGTTAGGGATGGCGAGAAGATGAAGATCATACGCTTTGGTGATCAGAAGATGGGCCACAACTATTCCAAGGAAGCCCGTAAGAGTTTTAAGGCTAGACACGCCAAGAACATAGCCAAGGGGCCGACAAGTGCCGCCTACTGGGCAAACAAGACTTTTTGGAGCGGCCCTAGCGGTAGCAAGAAAAGTCCTCCTAAATCGCAAAAGCAAAAGTTTGGGAAGAAGTAATGCCGATCAGCAGAGCACAGATGAAGAAGCAGATCAGCAGTTCACCAGCCAAGAAGAAGAAGCAGGCTAAGGTGAAAAAGGTGATGAAGGAGTTCAAAGAAGGCAAGCTGAAGGCGGGCGGCTCTGGTAAGAAAGTAAAGAATCGAAAGCAGGCTATCGCCATTGCTCTGAATGAGGCAGGCGTTAGCAAGAAGAAGCGAAAGGCTAGGAGGCCGTAGTGGCTACAAGCGGCACGTTTACATTTAACCTAGATCTTTCCGATGCTATGGAAGAAGCGTTTGAGCGTGCTGGGCTAGAGCTTCGCAGCGGGTATGACTACAAGACTGCTCGCAGAAGCCTGAACCTGATGATGCTGGAGTGGCAGAATAGGGGGCTGAACCTGTGGTCTGTAGAGTTTGCTACACAGGCGCTCACCGCTGGTAGCAATCAGTATCAGCTAGATGGCAAGGTGCTTGATATTGTAGAGGCGTTTATCAGGACAGATGCTGGTGAGCAGAACTCACAGTTCGATCAGTCCATGACTCGCATATCGGTGAGCCAATACTCTAACTTGTCAAACAAGCTGACGCGCAGCAAGCCTTTGCAGTATTACGTTGAAAAGAATGTGGACTCTATCACGATCAACTTGTGGCCCACGCCAGACGATCAGGAGACCTATCAGTTCGGGTATTACTACATGGAGCGGGTGCAAGATGCAGGAAGCCCAGCCTCCAACAACATCGACATCCCAGCTAGGTTCTTGCCGTGTTTGGTTAGCGGGTTGTCGTATCAGCTAAGTTTGAAGTACCCAGCAGCAGGCGCTAGAGCGCAAGCTTTGAAGGCAGATTACGAAGAGCAGTGGACGTTGGCATCTGATTCAGATCGCAATAAGGCGTCATTGTATGTGTCACCAGGAGGATATTCGTTTTGAGTTCATTTACTAAAGGCAAGTATGCGTTTGGTTACTGCGATCTCACTGGGTTTAGGTATCCGCTGAAAGACTTGGTGCCAGAGATAGTTAACCAGAGACCCACTGGGTTCTTGGTTGGCAGAGACGTTGTAGATCCAGATCAGCCTCAGTTGCAGTTAGGCAGACTAAAGGTCGATGATCCCAAAGCTTTGCGTAATCCAAGGCCGGATCGAGGCTTGGATGAAAGCAGAATACTTGCGTCGTTCAATCCTGTAGGCCAAGTCGGACTAGACTGCGTTGGTCACGTCGGGAAAGTCACGGTGATAACAAGCTAATGGCCTTCACGTTCACCACGCTCAAGCAGGCAATACAGGACTATTTGGAGACAGACGAGACTACGCTCGTCAACAATCTGCCCACGATCATTACGCAGGCAGAAGAGCGCATACTGAAGACTGTGCAGTTGCCAAACTTCAGAAAGAATGTCACGGGCACCACAACGCAGTCGAACAGCTACTTAGAGACGCCATCTGACTTTTTGGCACCGTACTCTCTAGCTGTGGATAACAGTGGCTATGAGTATCTGATGTTCAAGGATGTGAACTTTATACGCCAAGCATATCCTGTGGAGTCAACGACTGGTATACCCAAGCATTACGCTATCTTTGATGACACGACGTTTATTCTCGGCCCTACGCCAAGTGGCAACCTGACCGTCGAGTTGCATTATTTTTACGAGCCACAGTCGATCACAGTGTCTTCAGATGGCACAAGCTGGCTGGGGTCAAATGCTGAAAACGCTTTGCTGTATGGATCGTTGGTTGAGGCATACACCTTTCTCAAGGGTGAGCCTGATCTGATGCAGTTGTACCAAGCAAGATACGACTCCGCTATGCAGGAGTTGATTGCTTTGGGTGAAGGCTACAGCACAACAGACAGCTACCGATCAGGTGCTGTAAGGTCTGCTAGATGACAGCAGTAGGTCATGTCGGCACTGTGCTAGTTGCGACGACAGATAACGGAGGGCACGACGCAGAGTTTTGGACAGACGCAGCGACAAAAAGAATCGTGAGCGTTGGAGAAAACACGCATCCTTTGATTAAGGAGCAGGCGTTGGCGTTTCAAGATCACATACACAATGTAGTTGGATATTACATACGAGAAGCGATCAAGAGTGACCGTGCAACTTTAGCTGCTGAAGTTGAAGCTCAAGGACAACCTGATCTGGCAAACATCATACGGAGACTTACATGAGCATCACATCTGCACTTTGCACTTCGTTCAAGCAAGAGATCCTTGTCGGAACACACAACTTCACCGCTACCTCTGGTAACAGTTTT